AATGCGTAAGGTGTAATAGCTTTTTCGTAAGCACTAAAATCGCCTGTTTTCACACCTTCTTCAATCAAGGTTGTAAGAGTTGAATTTAATCTATCCAACTCTAGTATAGAAATTCCCTTGTCAATAGCTCCCAAGTGTTCATCAGGGTTTTTTCTAACGTCTTTACCACCCACACCCCAAAAATAACTAAATGCTCCAAATTTGTTTGCTAAACCAACATCCATTGGATTCAAATATTTACCAGACGGATCGTATTTACCCCCTGGAATTACGCCGGATTTACCCCCTTTAGGGTCATCAAAATGTAGTTCTAACGCATAAGCATTTTTGCTTTTCTCTAACTTAGCAAGTTCCGTTTGATAATCTTTTCTGGCTTGATCCCCTCTAGCTGACGGTAGTGGGGGTGGCTGAATGAGTTTAAACCCTTTTTGAGCAAAGACTCGCTCGAATACCTTGACGGCTTGCTCAGTCCCAATAGATTCAATAGTTCTATTTTCGCCTTTGTAGTTTAAACTTCCTGTTTGATTTGTTCCGCCTGTACCTGTTTTGATGTCTAGTCTGTGTCCAGGGGTTAGTATTATTGATTTTGTTGGCTGTTGTTGAGGCATCGGCCAATCTGCTACCCTGTTCAGCATCTTGTTGTCTTGTGTGGTATCAACAACCTTTTTGGTTGTATCCAATTTAATCCCAGGTACTTTAAAAGTTTTACCTAACTGGGTAGTTGGGTTTATCCTTTGACCGTTGATCGTTACCTCCCAATGTAAATGCGATCCTGTGCCACGCCCAGTGCTTCCAACTTTACCTATTACATCACCTTGCTGTACAACGTCCCCAACCTTTTTAAGTAATTCAGATAAGTGAAAAAAGCGGTTTACAACTTTTTTACCTTCTGCGGTGATGGTTTCAACTTCGACCATATTGCCCGCACCACCATTCCAACCACCTTTAGATGTGATAACCGTGCCTGTCAGTGGTGCTTTAATTGGTGTTCCTGTAGCGTCTTCAAAATCAACACCGTTGTGCATTTTTCTAGTGCCGTCCAATGGGTCTGTACGCATTCCGTACTTAGATGTTACGCGCCCCGGCGTAGGTCTAAGCAAAGTTTGATTAACAGTCTGTAAATTATCCAATCCGTAGAACTTTTTGACAGCCCCTAACGGATTACTAACGAACTCTTTAGCACCCTGCTCTAACTGTTGCCCAGCTTTTTCCCCAAACACCGTGCTAACCGCCGATTGAACACCGCCCGCTAAATTTTGTAACAAGCCTTGTCCGGTAGCCAGGGAAGCTAACCAGTTGGAGGTTTTTATTCCCATATCAGCGATCGCAGTCCCCACGCGATCAAAGCCGTTCTCAAAAGACTTAACTAAATCTGCAAACTTAGTACCAAGACCTTCTATCCATGAGTTGCTAGTTTTACTTAAGTCTTTAATACTATCTTCAGCTTTTTTAGTTGCGTCTACAACACTGTTAGATAAGTTATTTATATTCTTATTAATTTCATCAACCGTCCTGTTTACGTTTTTAAGACTGAGATTAAAGTTATCGGCAATACTAGAATCTATCGGGATAATTTTTCCTGGTAAACTCCGTTGTAGTTCTATAGCTTGTAGCTGAATATCTTGGACGTTATTCTGGTAGTCAATCCTCTGTTTTCTTGCTTCTAGTTGTTGTTTCTCTATTTCGGTTGTTTGGGAAATTACATTAATAATTCCCTCAATAAACTGAGTGTAGATATTGTCCCCAGCACCAATTAAAGCCTCTCTAAGTTTATTCTGTACTTTAGAGTTTTCAAAGGTCTTTTGTGCTTTCTCAAATTCAATACCCACAGCTTGAGATTCTCGAACGGCTGCGCGATAATAGTCGGTGACTTGCTTTGTTTGTTGGTAGAGGCTTTGGATTAAGTTATATTTCTGCTCTGCAATTTGTTGTTGCATATCAACAGTTTGGATTTGCATTTCCTTAACTTTTATAAAGCCACTTAAAATCTCTTTTTCTTTACTTCCATCAATACTTCTTTCTTGTGCAGCCTTTAAGGTGTCTATACCGCTTCTTTTATTTAAATTAAGGGCGTTTAAGACTCCATCTAAATCATTAACTTCCAATTGAGCGGACATCTCTTGGATTTGTTTTAAATTATCGGCAATTTTACCAGTCAGAGTGGCTTGAGTTTTTAAGTTGTTCGTATATTCCAGTTGCCCTGGTAAAACGTCCCCACTGCTGCCAAGATTAAATAAATTAGTTTTCTCTAAACTTAATGCTGTATCTCTATATTGTCTTAGATCGTTAAACTTAGCTTCTAAGTTCCTTATTTCAATTGCAAATTTTTGCATTTCTGTTAAGGAATTTTTAATAGCCTTAGTCATCTTGTCTTGTTCTTGAATAACTGTGGCTAAATCTTGTTCAGTTACCTTAATTATTTTATTAATTTGTTCAATTTCACTTTGATAAAGTTTGGGATTTTTCTTTAGTTCTTCCCAATACTCCAAATAAGTTTTTAAAGTTTCTACTTGTTTGTCTAAATTAGCTTTAGTTCCGCCAAACAATTCTAAGGGCTTTTCTCTTCTTTGACTTAATTCTTTTTCTTGTTCTTGCAGTTCTCTTAATTGTTGAATGTCGCCAGGATTGTTAGCAATAACAGCCCGACGCTTCATTTTAATATCATCCAAAGATTTATCAATGGCTTGAATTTCTTGGATAGCATCTTGTATAGCAGGAGAGTTACTATCTTTCAAAATATCGAAAGTGTTTTGTTGCCCAATAGTTGTTTGTTTGGCACTATCCTTCATTTGTTTTATTAGTTTTTTTGTATCGTTATCAAATGGGTTAAGCGTAAATCTTTCTCTAAATGCTGAAAAGTCATCACGGCTAACTTTAGAGGATGGATTTAATAATTTTCTTTGTTCATTAATAGACTGAGTAACGTTTCTAGTCTGTTCGCCAATTGCGCCGCTGTTATCCTTGAAATTCATCATTATTTCATCAATAGCTTTCATCGCCATTGATAAAACAAACATCTGAGCGGCTAAAGTTGCAATACTTTGACCCATCCCCAGCAATGCACCCTTAGCCCCTCCCGCAGAAGAGGAAATTCCTTTTAAATACGTCGCAAACATTAACCAAACAGGACTTCCTAATTTAATTAAGGTAATCAGTAAGACACTTTTTAAGAGTTGGAAATTCTTAGTTACTAAATCTATACCAGACGCAAAAACACTTAAAGAAAAGTTTCTGAAAGGCAGTAAAGTTTTACCAATACTTTCCTGTAACTCAATTAAGGAATTATTGAATTTATTAGTTATCGCCACTGAAGAATTAACGGCATCTCCTACACCTGATGAAGTTTGCGCTTTTAATTGTTGAGCAAATTTTGGCAAAAAGTCCTCAGCTAAAACCCTGCCTGTACTTAATAATTGGTTCATGGACTGGGTGGTTGTTCCGTAAGCGTTTGCGGCGATTTGCGAAGCGTTGGGGATTGCTTCAGCGAGTTGTTGTCTTAATTCCTCTTGAGATACAACCGTTTTTCCAGACATTTGCTCAAGCGCGGTAAAAGTCCTTTGCTGCTTGTCTAAATCTAAACCATAGACAGCCGAAGCTTGAGTGACTGCGCTAACGATCTGGCGAGATTGATAGCCTTCTATGGGAGTATCCTTAGTTGCCTGGAAGAATTTACTGCCACTTTCTAAAGTTTGGCTTAAGTCAACGTTGAGTCTTTTTGCTTCCGATCTTAAAAATGCAATATTTTTAGCACCCTCTGAAATGCTTCCAGAAGTGAACTTAATCCGTCTTTCTAAATTCTCAAAGTTAGCGGCGACTTCTATGCTTGCGGGAGCTAAATCTAAGATAATTTTCCCTACGGCCAACAAAGCTAGGACTTTAACAACATTACCTATAGAAGATTTAACAAAGTCCATCATCTCGCCAAATTTCTGGACTTTACTCATTCCCTCTACAAAACTATCAAAAGCCACCTTAGCCTGGATGAACCCTTCCTTAATTTTTTCTGGCATCTTAAGGAAATCTACAAATAATTCCTTAGCTGCAACAATACCGTTAGCTAACCCCTCGCCTAATGCTGCCGATACGTTAGGATTGGCGATTTCCTTAAGGAAATCTAAATAACCCTTAAATCTTTCCTTAGCTTCCTTAAATCCTGGGATACTTCCTAATCCTTTACTAAAGCCTCGGCTTAATCTTTCTTTATCTTTTTCTACGTCAGATGTAATTGTGCCATTTTCTACAGATTCTTTAATTCTGTTTATTTGTCTAATGAGCGATGGAATTATGCCATTGTTACCACCTTCTAAGAATTGCAGACCCTTAGTGAAACCTTCACCTACATATTTGCCCAACATTATGCCAAGTCTTACAAATGACTGGGAATTTTTCTTTACGCCATTTTCTATCGTAGATTGTGGAACTTGGGGAATACCATTTGGTAGGAATGGGGGTAGTTGGGGCGCAATACCCCTTGGTGTTGTATTAGATATTGGGAAGGATATGGATTGAGGAACTTGGGGGGGTAAATAAGCTGGGGGAATAGAAGAAGTGTTTGGAAGTCCAGGGCTTGTGCCGCTTCTTGTTGTGCCAGGGATGGTATAGGATAATGGTGGGTTTTGATGAGATTGTGGTGAACTCCAAGGATCGGGAGTTATGGGAAAAACTCTCTTTTGGTTTGTACTTACAATGTTGGGGAGTCCGTGACCCGCAGGAGTGTTCCAAGGATCGGGTATGCCATTTATCATTCCCGCAGCGCGTCTTCTTTTGCGCTCATTCTCTATTGCTGCACGTATTACGGCACTTGAGATTGTTCTAGTAGAAGGTTCGTAAGAAGTAGGAAGAATTGGAAAGGAGCTAGTGCTAGGGAATGGCTTAGGTAAAGTAGCGTAATTAAATTTAGTTGGAGAAATACCCTCTATCCCCTTCCTCATTTCGCTTATTTTCGAGGCGATGATTGTTTTAAATCTATTTAAGGATTCGTCCGCACCCGTCCCCATAGCATTGCCTATATTTTGACCAGTTCTAATAGCCCATCTTGAGGGTGATTTAATTTCTAATTTTTCTTCTACTGTATCTATTACTGTATTTGCTAATTTTTCAGAAGATGTACGTAAATCTTTTAATGAACTTTCCAAACCTTCGGTCATGCCCGCACCTACATTTTCGCCATACCCCTCCATTACTTTAGATGGAGATTGCATTTTTAATTTTTCTGTAACTACGTCAGGTACTATATCTGCTAATTTTTCAGCCGCAGTGCGTAAATCACCTATGCTATTTTTTACACCTTCACTTACGCCCGCTCCTATATTTTCGCCAATTCTAACTCCTCCATGCAACGCACTTATTCTCGCTGCTTTATTTTGAACAGAAGTTATTTGTGATAAAGAATTGCTTAGTTGTGAACTCTCTCTGCTTTTTGCAAAATTAGGATCTATTCCTGCACTATTTCTTAATTTTGTTATATCAGCTTTGGCTTTATCTCCATACTGCTTAATCGCCGCAGATAACTCAATAACTGGAGCGAAGTTACCAGTTGTTTCTGCATCTTTTAACAGGGATCTTAGTTTAGCGAAATTAGCATTAAATTTAGCGGCTAATTCTTGCGCTGATTTTACCGCAAGTTTGGCTTTTTCTGACACCTCAATATCTTTACCGGATGTAGATTGAGTAACTGGGTTAACTCTAGTTACTTGATATCCGTTGGGGGTTGCGCTTACGGATGTAGATTGAGTAACTGGGTTAACTTTAATTACTTGATATCCCTTGGGGATTGTGCTTACTGGAGTTGGAGTATAAGATTTTTCAACAGTATAAGTTGGTAAAATGGCCGTTGGTTTAAATTGTGGTAAATCCCCAACAGTTTCTTGCAGTAACGATTTGCCCGAATAACCTATCGGTATTTCTTTAGCAGGATTTAGCGGTATAAGTAACGAAGGATCTATTTGCCTAGCTTCGGGTATGGGCAGGGCTTTTTTGTACCCTTTCTTTATACTGTTCCTTATTTTGTTAGCATCTAATATTCCCCACAATGAAACGTCTATTAAAGCTCTTTGAATAGTTGTCGCCTCATCCTCAGCTTTCTGCTTGGCAGAGGGCATAGTTGTGGATATACCTAAATCAATTGCTGATATTTTCCCAGGATCTACTTTGTTTGTTACTGGATCGATTTTATAGTCTTTAAAAAATACATTGGCGGAAGCTAGATCGTTATGAACAACACCCATGTCTTGCATAGCCCTACCCAAACTTCCGACATAACGATAGAACTGTGAAAATATTTCATTAAATTGCTTTATATCCTTTCGGATTTGTCTGTCTAATAATTTGTTGGCGTTTTCTAAATCCTCTATAGCTTTTTTTATTTCTTTCCTTCTCTCAGGGTTTTTTTCGTTTTCTAATTCATTTTCTAATTTCGCTATCCTTGGTTTTGTCTCTTTCTTTAACTTTGCTTGTTCTTCTTTCGAGGCTCTTATGGGTGCTGCATAGTCCTCCATAATTTTCTTCAAGTCCCTCCCTTCTATTTTTTCTACAATCATAGATTCTTTTTCGTTCGCCGCATAAAGTAACGGGGCGTATCTGCCCTGTAGTCTTTCATAAGCTTTAACTTCCTGTTTTGATGCTATTTTTTTTGCACCTTCAGGATCTAAATCAGTTTTGTAAACCAATTTATCGGTTATCAAAGCCATAGCTCCAGACCATCCATGACCTACAGCTTTAATTTCTTTAGCGTCCGGCATCATCGGAGCTATAGTTTTAAGCATTTTATTAAACCCTAAAATTGACGCTGGGTGTTCTCTCATAGCATCCGAAATCGGTAGTTTTTTTAAGTTTAAATTTTCTTCAAAGTATTCCGATAAATTGCGAAACTCAGGACTTTGCTCAGAAGCATACTTTGGTATTTTTTCTGACCCTGGAATTGTCGGTAAATACTCAATTTTATCTAAAAAGTCAGGCGATATATTTCCTTTGGTTTTAATAAATTCTTCTTGTAACGACAGAATTACTTTAAATCCTTGAACGATTTTTTTTCCGTACTCTTCAAACTGTTTTTGTGATTCAAACCAAGGAATTGTTGCTATAGACAAATCTCGCTTGCGTTCCGCAACTTTGCCAACGTTCAGTCCGCCAGCCCACCAACCCTTATCAGGGATTGCTTTATTTTCTTTAAAAGTTTGAATAGACTCATTAATGCCACTAACTTCATCCACATACCTCATAAATCCGGGATCGGTAACATTATCCGGGAACTTAATCTTTTCCATAACGTCGGTTTTGAGATTTTCGGTAGGCAAATAATCAATCTTGTCTAAAAATTTTGGCGATATATTGCCGTGAGTTCTAACAAACTCTTCTTGCAGTTTTGCAACAATTTCAAGCCCTTTAATTATTTCTCTTCCGTATTCCTCGAACTGTTTTTGTGATTTAAACCAAGGGATAGTTTTTTGTGAAAGTTCTTGGTTTCTTGCAGCAACATCTTCTCTTTTCAAACCACCTGCGAAGTAAGCTCCTGGTACAACCGTTCTAGTTTTAAAAGATTCAATAGATTGATTGATAACCGATGCCTCTTGTTTATATCTTTGATATCCAGGATGAGATTCATCATTGGGCAAATCTTTCAATTGCCCTGTAGGACGTTCTGTTTTTTCTGCATTTGATAGCATTAATGTGCCAGCGTCCACAGCCTGACCTCGAAGTATGGTTGCCATTGATCTCACCTGTTCCGGCATCCGTTCGTTGGATAATTGTCCAAAAAGGTATTTAGAATCAAATAAGTTTTTTATTACACCTTGACTGTATTGCCCCTTAGAGGCTAAATCCTTAGCGTGCATCGTAGAAATGACTACTTGGTGAACCTGCAACATGAGTCTTTGCAAGTCAGACATAGTATCTCTTGATGTCTTGTCTGTAGGTAAACTACTACCTACAGTGTCATTAAATTTTTCGACAAAACCAGGAGATCGAAATAAGTGATGTGTCGCATGAACGTTTGCCCCTGACGATCTTAGACCTGAATCATCAAGGATGTTCATTGCACTGCTCGGATTATAAACACCTATTTTAAACGGGAAAGTTAAGGGATCTTTTTCTAAAATTGCAGATGCAAAACCTTTAGGTGTTGCATTTGATAAATTTGAAAAAGGATAAGCCATAGCTAGTGCTTTTGTCTTAGTCCCTTCATACTCCGCCGCTTTTGCATACCTGTAAGCACTTGCGCCACCAAGAGAGAAGCTGATAGCCGAAGCGTCGTTTCCTTGTTCTCTAGCCAGCCTTGTGTGAGCTAAAGCTTGAGCGGCGGCTACGTCCGATCCTAGAGGATTTAGCGAATAGGCGATCTGTCTTACCGCATTCTTTATAGTTGGAGATAACGATCCCATCCCAGGGAGAAGTTTTTTTATTAATACGTCATCAGTCCACTTATCTATTTCAGCAGTCCTTTTGCTAACATCTGTGTCCAAATTTTCCACTGGTAACAATTTTATATTCTTCCCAACAATAGGTTCTAAGGAAGTAGCGAGTGCGCGGCCACCCTGTCCGAACTTATCCTCAGCACCCCCGATTACAGAAACCACCTTTTGTCCAGGCTCTAGTATAGGGAAGGTTGCTTTTCTTGCTTGGTAGTGAGATTCGGACAGCTTGCTTGTATGATAGGACTGCATCCCCTGTATAAAATTAAGAATTGGTTGAACTTCTTTCATCAAAGGGAGAATAACTTTGTTCGACAAGTCAGTGGGTTGAGCTTCTTTTATGATTGTCGGAATAAATCTCCTCTTGTGTTCATCCAACGACAAGCTTGATTTTTTGGAAGAAATTGTTTCAAACTTTTTCTTTAATTCAGGCTCTTCGGACAAAATTCGGTCAACAGCTTCAATAGAGGATGGAGTGTTTTTATTAGATTTATACTCTTCCTCAAGATTTGCGATTACTTGTAAATCTCCTAGCCTATTAAGCTGTTTTTGCATTTTAGTTCTTTTTCCGGCAGCAAATTTAGCTTTATCGAAACTACCGCTACTGATTAATTCTGCAAAAAAAGTTTCATAGACCTGGGACTTTCCTATAATTTCTTCATCAACTAGCCTAAATCCATCTTGAATTTTTTTAGCAAACTGTTTTGTACTTTTCCCTGTTAATTTAATAGACATCGATCTACCGATTTCTTCAGTAAATCCAACTGCAATATTATCAATACCTTTACCTATGGCATCAGCTACTTTTCCTACAGCCCTAAACGGCGACATGGCTATATTCGCAGCCATATTCACAGGTGACATAATTACACCCTTTACGACATCTCCTACAGTATTGTTTTTATTTCCACTGCCGTTATTGTTAACGCTAACATTAGCTGTAACCTTTCTTTGCCCTAATTTATCTAATTCCTTATTTAAGTTAGTTAATTCCCCGTCATCAACAAAAACTTTTAAAGGATTGTTTTTAAAATAAGTTTGTGTTTGCTTAAAGTGAGTTACCTTTAAGTCAAAATGTTTATTAAGGTTTTTTAGCGAGTCATCATTAACGCCTATAGTTAAATTAAGATCTTTCTCTAGAAATTGAGCTTGTTTAATAGCCTCAACCCTAGCCTTCTTTATATCTTCCATTAGCTTGGAGTAATCACCAACTAACTCAACAACTAATTGTGGTAATTCCATATAATTTACTCTTCTAATAATAAACTGATTGAGGCTAGAACTTGAGGACTAACTAAACTATTCTCAAAGGCAAACTTAATACAAGATTTTGTTTCTTCACTAATGCCCGCCTTGTCGGTTTTAACTTCATTCTTGAACGGTAAAAAATCAGTCCACGAAATATTTTTACCGCCCAAGAACCCATAAACCACTTCCGCCAACCTTGCTGTTGCAAAGCTTTTTTCGTTAGACTTGACCCTATCAATTTTTTCCAGTCTTGATAGGGTGTCTAAAATTACAAAAGGCGGAAGTTGGAGGAAATTTACCCAGCTACTAAATCTACTGTCTTGGATTCCGTGCTTTTGGATCTGGAGGTAGATGGTGTACCAGTCAATGTCTTGTCCGCTTCCACTTCCATATCCATCTTCTTCACTTCCTCCAGTGGAGTTAGTGCTTTTTTTTCACCTTCAGGATCTTCTATAATGTTGAGGCTTTCGGATTGGTAAAACTCAAAGACGGCTTGGATTAATTCTTGGGGAAGTCCTGCAATGTCAGCAAAGCTTAAATTCTCGCAACCTAGGACATACTGGCGGTCAAAATTATCGTACAAGAATCCAAGTTCTCCGTCTTTAATTTTTCCGGGAGATTTCTCAATCACTACGTCCTGGACTTCAGAATCGTGATTTCCTTTAACTACCAGAATTACATCACCGAATTTAATATTTGTCCCATCAGGAAGAGGGTATCCTAACTCTTCGATCTTAATTTTTTCACTATTTATTAAGACACTTTCTAGTAGTTCTACATGATAAGCGAGTCGTCCCGGAACAAATACGGGTTCGGGATTACCTTCGACGTAAAAACCTCCCATGATGGTTTTGGCGACAAAATTCCAAATTTCTAAAGTTGGAACTTCATTCTTGTTTAATTCGCTTAATTCTTCTTCGTACTCACTTAATACTGTATCTTGATCACTGGGAAAAACTCTAGTCCCGTCAACTTCCTTACCAAAAATGTATTCCGAAGCTTCTTCCCTGCTTATATCTTTATCCTTAGCAATACCTTTAATTACGGCATTAATTACGCCAGTAACTTGTTTTTTAGTAGCCGAATATTTTTTAACTTGTAACGACTCACCGGCTTTTACATAGCCCAATCTTTGCAAATACAAATAGCCGTGATTTTCTGTACCGACAGCGACGATTTCTGCCTTTTTTTTCTTGGAATTGGAAGGTTTTACTTTTAGCACAATTCTATCTCCAGGTTTGTGTTAATTATGGTTGTGTTGTTGTCTTTAACTTCTGGGGGAATTTTTATCTTAAATTCTTCCCCCGTTTCTGAGAATAATGAAAGTTCTCCAGATAATCCGCCCCTAAAAAACGCCGCGCCACATAAAATTTTTGTCTCGCTAGAATTAAGTCGGCAGTTAAATAACGCAACAATGTTTTTAGATATATCTGCAAGGACTTTCATTTAAAATTAGTATCCTGATTATGAGTAAGGGTCGACCCAAGTAAAGGAAGTCCCTTGCAAGTGAGCGGTAAAGGAATACTTTTTAACTTCGTTGTAACTACCGGGCTGGCTGTAGTCCGTAATTAAAATAGCCGCTTCAATAATTTCGCCGTCTGGATAGACAGCGTAGAAATACAATTCGCGTCCAAAATAGCCGCCATCTCTTTGGGTTTGCTTAATAAGCTGTAGCGCAGGATCTCCGCCAACTGGGGAATCGTAATGGTTTTCTACGCCAGAGAATTGGATGGTTCTATCGCTACGGATGGCCTTTTTCTCAGTTCCAGTGCCACTTAAAGTATTGGTTGTGTCCACTGTGGTTGTTTGAGCGGCCAAGGGGAACTCTTGAATCCCGTACATGGGGAGCAAATCATCAGCAATCCTTGCTGTACTTGCGGTAGCGATCGCGTTTTTTGAACTAAAGATGGGAATGTTAGTCGCTGTAGTCGCTACGGTCACATCTTCCGAAATGAGGACATAAGTTCGCGCTTTATCCCCATCCTTGAAGAAGGATAGTGCCATACCTGCTTTTAAGTCTGTCGCTACAGAAGCAGTACAAGTAATTACGGTCGCGCCAACAGCGACGGCTACTGTAGACGTAAGAGTTCTTGCGACTACAGTTCTTGTGCCTTTGGGCAATAGTAAGATTCCTGCACTAAAACCCTCTAAAGATGTAGTGTTGTAAGCTAAAGGCATAGTTATTTTTTCCTTTAAAAAAATTAAATCATCACCCTGTCGGCAATATAAATTCTTGCCTGTTCAATCACCTTTTCATCTGCCGGGGTATTCGTAAATCTTGAAGTTACATAAGCCCTTCTAATCCTCTCTACCGCTAAACTTAAATTAGGCGTTGCTGCCCAATTTTTAAGGGTGATTTCCCAAAGTCTAGGGTGATATTTCATCCCAGCAGAAGATGAGCGAGGATCGCCAGATGGGATGTGGTTAATCAAAATCTCTAATCCGTTACTACTAGATGGCGGATTTACTCCGCTACCGGATACCCAAATACTAGGAATAGGAACTCCGCCTTTATATGTCCCCACAAGTCCTGTGAGCAAATTTAAAAGTTCCGTCCTTAGTTCTTTTGAGGTCATTTTTATCTAACGGTAAGGGAGTAAGAGTTAATTAAGCCGCCTAAATCTACGATATCTCGTGGACTTCCCACCAAGTCACCACTTTTACGAAGGGTGTATCGTGGCCAGTTCCAAATGGGACTTTTTATGGAATCTTGCATCTCGTTGCCGAAATTACTACTAAGTTCAAAAAAAGAGTTTTTAATCGCATCCCCTAATCTCTTACTTTTACTAGAGTTAAGAATTGTTCTTGAAAATTCTTCCTTAAAATTAAAGCTATCGGCAGTTACCCAAACCCAAGGCCTTGCTGGTGCGGATTCACCACTCTTAAGAGTCCATCCCTCATGCAGTTTAGCTGCATAATCAACGTCCCACTTAAAAGTCGCTACCTGAGATTTGGGTAAATTTACAAGTTTTTCCCAATCGTTTGTTTTTACCATTATATCACAAGGTATAAAAAATTACATTTAATTTCTCAGGGAAAGGTTTAAATATCCAAAAATAACCTCTCCAAACCTCATAGTTAAAGACGAAAAAATAGGCTGTACTATGGGTAAGAATTTAAACTTACCTACATATTCTCTATCGCCTAAATCCAAGACAGCGTTAGCCTCAATCTCTAAGTCAAAAACTAGAGGAAGAGTTGAAGGCATCCAAATATTATTATTGTTTAAAGTTAAAATATTACCCTTAAGAAAAATATCAGTAATTTGGATACCTGGCATTTGATAATGAATAGGGTTTTTGGATTGCGCCACCCTAGCAAAAACTTCTACATTAGTTTTCTCCTCAATGGGGTTGCCGTAATCATCTTCTGTAAAGCTCCCATTACCTGCGAGTAAGTTAATTTTTAAATTAGGGTTATTTAACATCTTAAGTCCGAGGTCTATATTTAT